TCGATTCCACTTCCAGTTTTGATTACCGGGGCGAAATAGTTCCGTAATAAACTCAGTTGCTCTCATATAATGTTATTAACCTTGTACCCAAGTTAGTGGCTGACTATAATCCACATAACGTTTTAAATCTTCTATTAATTGGTCTTGCATTGCTTTGGCTTCAGCTTTTAATGCTGTACCATTTAATGAAGTTCCGCCTCCCGGGCCAGCAATAGTAGCAAATTTTTCACGTGCTTCACCCAATATTCCTTTTAATTGACTGAATGTCCAATCTCCAATCCAAATTCCGGCGCCTGGATCTTGCAACAATTCTTGTTCGGGTCTTTGTGTATCGGCCCAGATTAATATTTGTTCTCCTGATCCTTTTATGTTTCGAACTAGTCGTATTTCTTTTGTTACTGGATTAAATGTGTATACAATATATCCACCAAACATACGTGCGGCTAATTCAATATAGCCTGCATAAAAGTCATATGTTGCTAGTCCGCCGGCAGAATTATAATTAAGCAAATATGTATTAAGAATAGCACTACTAAATGGATCAAAGCTAGAGGAACTTGGTCCGGTTTCTAATCCAATTGTTCTGCGAAATACTTGGCGAACATTAATAAATTCACTAGGTAGTGTATATGTATCAACATGAGCCTCTAAGGACAATAATGTATAAGATTCTACGGTAGCATTTTGAGCACGTTGTCTATAGACCTTAACAGCATAGTTATATGCAGATTCAAAATGAGGAGGATCTAATTCTAAATCGATTATACCCTCGCCCAAGCGATATCGCAAACTTTGAAATAATTCTTCTTTTAATTCGTTTAAGCTAAGACCAGCCATAATATTCTCCAGATATCTTATTTATCTAGAGAACCGAACATAATCAGATATCGTTGGATTTGCGGTTTTCGCTGTTGAACACGTTAAACTCACCACCGGGATATCGTGCTTTTAGTTTTTCTACGTTCTCAGCAATAACATCATTCGGATCTAGGCGAAGTGCCCTGCAAGCATTAATCCAGTACCACATTATATCACCGAGTTCACGTTTCATGTGAAACACATTATCATCAGTAAGTGCTTTACCTTGAAAGAAAATCTTCTTTGGAATTTCAATAAACTCACCTGACTCTGCGGCTAATCCTAGACATGCGGTAAGCAATAAAGGTACATTGATATCAGGTCCATGACTTTGTGTTGCATCGTCAAAGTTACCGTCTAGTTCATCTAGTCGGTCCATGAAAGTTGTCAAGTCGTTGCTTGGTTGGCTTGTAACAGCCTGTACAAAATCACTATATTTGTTCAAATCCACATTCATTTTAATAAATCCTTAAACATTTGTTTTCTGCCTGCTACACCAATTTGATTGTCAAATATTTCTCTTACACGATGCATCATTGCACATGCTAACATCAGCATATCTTCATCATCATCGGTCAATTGAATACATTTATCAATTGGTTCCATCATTTCTTTCATTCGCTTTTCTACATCCATTAGAACGCCTTTAATATAATCATGTTTTCATTAAAGCGACCGTTCGGGACTGTAGATACTGCTTTAATTTCTTTAAAGTATTTACGTGCAACTGGCTTACTACCCATTATTTCTTTTATTTGTTCACCGGGTTTACGCAATGTTTTGACCTCACTTGATGCGTTGTCGAATCCTAGCAATGTATTACCCTTTACCGTAAAACTCTTGCTGTACTCGTCTGCGATATAGTGATGCAATTTGCGGCGATTAGTATCATAGACCCATGCCTCACTTGCACCGTGTAACTTAGTAGGATGCACACTAATCAGTTCAAGTTTGTTAACAGGATCTTTGTGTTCTTTCAAATACTTAAGTTTAGAAACAATCTTTTCAACAGGAACTGCCTTACGTTTGCGAGGTGCTTTACTTGCTTTCTTAACAGAAATATAACTATTTAGGTCAGTTAATACCATTTCAATAAATTTGATAATATTCTTTGTTTGAGTCTTAGATAGAAAAATATAACCCTGTACTAAATGACTATCTTTACCATCAAGCACAGCCTCAAACTCGGTTAGTTTCTTTTTCCAAACTTCAACTAGAATGCTGATATGCTGTGGCATTACATTCTTCTTAGCTACTTCATCAATAGGACGCAATGTGTGTTTTGTAGGTGCACCTGATGTAATATACTCATCAAATAATCCTTCAAGTTCTCCTGCGGCGTCACGTGCCTTTTCTTTCATCAGGTCTTGAATATTGGGGCGATTACTTGGTTCTTTTTCTACTACTTCTGGTTTATTGACTAATTTATATAATCGGCTTATTTCATTTTCTAGGGTAAGTGATTCATACTCACTAAGTTCTAAACCCCTCATTGTCATTCTAGCCAACCAGCACAATGTCATCAAAAATTCAGATTCATGTACTTTACGCACATGTTTGGCTTCGGCTGTGCGATTATGATGTTCCAAATACTGACACAATAATTCTTTTGCGTCTTTTTTACCGTAAAACCTATTATACCACGTAAAACTGTTTGTTAGTGCTAACTTTCTACCATTGTCATCGGGTTGCAATGGAAAAAACGGTTCATCACCCATGTATTTTTGGTCAGCATCCCTAGGATTAAGTGCTTTGATAAAGTGGTCGTCAGTCTGTTTGTGTTTACGAATCGCCATTGAGTTTACTCCTGTTAAACAATACTTAGTATTATATAGCCTTATCCATTATTTGTCAACCTCTGAGAGGTAAGACTTTTGCATTACAGCCGCGATAAATACTATATTATGCCAAAGTTATCATTATACCGCTCGGAAAAGGGAAACGACTATAGATTTTTTGATAGAACAATATCAGAAATGCTTAGTGTCGGAGCCACAGATTTATATGTACATAAGTATTTAGGTGTCCCTGATTCAGGACCTACTGCTAGTCTGTCACAACCCCGATATAATTCATTAGATCCAACTAACATTCAGGATCTATTATTCCTAGAAAATCGTGATAGAAAATATGATGATAGTATCTATAGATTACGTGGTCATTATAATGTACAGAATTTAGATTTTGACTTAAGTCAGTTTGGATTATTTCTAAATAACGATGTTATATTTGTAACTATACATTATAACGACATGATTAATATTGTAGGTCGTAAATTAATAGTGGGTGATGTAATTGAGATGCCTCATCTGACAGACTATCATCCATTAAACGAGGATATACCTACAAGTTTGCGTAGATATTATCAAATAACAGACGGTAACTTTGCAAGCGAAGGATTTAGTAATACCTGGTATCCTCATTTGTGGAGAATCAAATGTGAGCCACTAGTTGATAGTCAAGAATTTAGTAATATATTGAAAGAACCAGTGAGTAAAGATAATTATTTAGGAGATTGGAGTTTGACTGCTACATACTTACCGGGGTATGTAGTTAGTTTTGGTAATAAAAATTATACCCCTAAACAAAACGTTCCAGTTGGAATCGCCCCTCCTAATAGCACATATTGGCAATTAGATACAGCAGACAGCTTAAGAGATATATTAGGTAGATATAATCAAAACATTGCAATAAATGATGCTATGGTTGCTGAGGCTGCACGTATTGTGCCTAAATTAGGATACGATAGAAGTCAATTATATCTTGTACCAACTGCAAGTAGTGCTCCTGCACTACCGGTTAATGTTGTTGTACCAAAAACTAATCCTGTACCAACAAGGGGAAGTATATCATTGTTATACTCAATGCCAGTACTAAGAATTGGTGCGGCAGCTATGAAAGATATATGGGATATGCCTATAGGTAGTCGTGAATTATTAAAAGCATTAACGCAAGTAAACTTAGAAGTAGCAAGTATAGCTCCTGAAAGAACTGATACAGGTTCAGGCCCAGTAGAACCTAATTTAGTATTAGCCGCTACTGCAACAGCTTTAATTGACAGACCGTATGGTACATCTGACAACATATATACAGGAGCTGATGAGGACATAACATTACCTGATTGGCCAATGAACGGTGGTCCATTACTTGATACAAACGAAATGGATTATCGTGCTGATGCGGATCCTAGATTTAGATGGATAGTTCGTTATAGTCCAGAGAGTTTTGGATACACTGATGGTAATATGACAGGTGATGGTACTGCACCAAATGGATTACCATTCAGAGCAGGTATAACTTTCCCGTCAAATCCTAATTTAGGAGATTACTTCTTACGCACTGATTATTTACCTAACATTATGTATAGATATGATGGTAATTTATGGGTGAAGATAAGTGTCAATAATAGACCAGCTGGAGGATTTGATAGCGAAGGTGGTTCACAGCTAAATACATTCATTAATAACACTAATGTTACTACATTGTCCGACGGAACCACGATACCTGAAATTCAATCATTGTCAACATTGTTTAAAATACAAACAGATTAAGGTAATCAATGGCACAATATTTTTATGACAATCAGATACGTAGATTCTTAATTCAATTTGCAAGAATTTTTAGTGATTGGCAAGTTACAAAAGGTAAAGACCCTGCCGGTAATGATATTGTTATACGTGTGCCTATACAGTATGGTGATAGTAGTAGAATGGTTTCTGCTATACAAGGAAATAATAGTCCTAATAGTTTACCGAGTGCCCCGCTAATTACATATCACATTAGTGGTTTAGAATACGACCAAAAACGAACCCAAGATCCATACTTCTTAGACAAAGTAAGTGTTAGACAACGCTCATTTAATCAGGAAACAGGACAATACGAACAAACACAGGGACAAGCATTTACAGTTGAACGTATTATGCCAGTACCATATACATTAAGAATTAGTGTAGACTTTTGGACAACTAATTATAATCAGAAATTAGAGTTAGTTGAACAATTAGGTGTATTGTTTAATCCTGCAATGGAGATTCAAAGTACAGATAACTTTATTGACTGGACAAGTTTAAGTGTTGTATATCAGGATGGATTAACATTTAGTAGTAAGACAATACCGCAGGGTACAGGAAATCCTATAGATGTATTGACATGGAAGTTCTATATGCCTATATGGATCAGCACACCGAGTAAAGTTAAAAAACTTGGTGTCATTCATAAAATTATTGCTAGTATCTTTAGAGGCACTGCTCTCACTGATATGCAAGACGATGATTTGTTATTGGGTACAAGACAAAAGATTACTCCATATGGATATAAATTATTGTTGATAGGTAATACATTACAAATACTTCCTGCTAATCAAGTTTTTGAACCGCGTAATACAGAAATAGACTTACCGGAAAATCCAAATGTACCATTGTATTGGCAAAGTGTATTAAATGTTTACGGAACTGTAAAGCCGGGTATTAGTCAAATATGGTTGCAAAATACATATATGGATACTGACATTGTAGGTACTATTGCATTTAATCCAACAGATGATAGGCTATTATCATATAATATAGATCCTGATACATTGCCGCAAAATACGTTACAGGCAGTTGATAGTATTATTAATCCTAGAACTAAAGGTCCCGATAACGGATTACCTAGTGTAAGTAATGGACAACGATATTTAATAGTAGAATCTATAGGCGATCCTAGTATTACTCCAGCAAACTATAGTGTTTGGGGTGATTTAGTAGCTAATGCAAATGATATCATACAGTATACTGCATCAACTAGTAAATGGACTGTTAATTTTGATAGCCAATCTTCAACTACAACAGAATATGTAACTAACATAACCTCCGGTGTTCAATATAGGTATGCAGAAGGTGCTTGGATGAAGAGTTATGAAGGTTGGTATGACCAAGGTGATTACAACATCGTAATTTAATGGGTAAGTAATACTGTGATAAATCATAGTATGAAGAACAATAGTGCAGGTGTATTCTTTTATGCAAGTAATACACAAAGATTTTTATTTTTACTAAGAAGCGATTCTAAAAATCCCGGCAACTGGGGAATACCCGGGGGCAAAATTGAAAATAACGAAACACTATTAGAAGGTGTTAAACGTGAGTGTGTCGAGGAAATAGACTTTTTCCCCAATGATGCTAAACTTGTACCTATTCAAAAGTTTGTAAACAATACATTTACATATCATACATTCTTTTGCAAAATAGACAATGAATTTATTCCTAAATTAAATGAAGAACATTGTGGATATTGTTGGATAGACGGGGAACACTATCCTAAACCATTACATCCGGGATTGTTTAATACAATTAACTTTGATGTAGTGCAAGACAAACTAAAGAAACTAATAAAAAAAGCCGC